GTGTAGTCGTGGTTTACGGTTGAATAATCAAGGTCGCTTAATAGGTCTTCGCCAATAATATCTTTTAACGTGGTTACGTCTCCGTAAAAAGTTATCGTATATGAATTCGGTTGTCCGTTTTTTAGTTGGCTCTTTTCCATTTGGATTTTACCCCTGCGGAAAAACGTCATATCTATTTCAATGTACCCGTCTAAGCGTTCTTGGTAGTTGATTGAACTATTAACCGCGTTTTCGTAAAAGTACTCCCAAATAGCGTTATTTCGTGCGCTCGTTGGTATTGTAAACGACTGCGAAAAGTCCGTGTACGTTTTAGAAATATCTTGAATGTTTTGGATTGTAGAATTTACTTCGATTGTTTCATCCGAGAATAAATCTAACTCTCTACCTTCAACAAAGATTCGAACTTGTCTTTTCATTAGATAACGTTATTTATAAGGTCGGTTGAACTTTCGAATTCAAGAACGTAATTTATTTTCTTGTTGTTGATGTTCTTTTGTTTTTCGAATTCCTTTGTTTTCATTTTAACGGGTTGCCCGTCTAATAAAATTCGTTCGCTTAAAAGTAATTGCTGAATGTTTGAGTTAAAACTTTCGTCAACCCAACCCGTGTTAGTTCGGTAAGATATTAACCCGTTTGTGTTAAATGTTTGTCGTTGGTTTAGGTTTGTATTGTAACTGGCGAAAGGACTTGAGAATTCTTGCATTAAGTTAAACTCGGTTGCCGAAGTAGTTAAACTTTCGTAAGAAGCCTTAAACATAAATTCACGTTGCCACGCGCCGTATTTGTTTATGAAGTCAATTACTACGGGAGTGTACAAACATTCTTCCATTGGGTAAAACGTATATTCTTTAAGAACTATTGCGCCTTGTTTAATTCGTAAGATATTACCAGTTAGATAGTAACTTGGGTAAACTCGGTATAGGTTGTAAGTATTGTCCGAAGTTATCGCGTAAGAATGCGTTAAACCCGTTTGTAGTTGTTCGTATTCTACCGTGTGAATTGTTTGTAAGGTAGCCGTAAATGTTCCCGCTCGTTCAAGTGGATTAACCGAAGGGTTGTTATTTGCGTCCGCCCAATAGTAATAATTTTGTTCATCAAGATGGTAATTTTCCAACTGCATTGGGTTCATCCCTTCCGAATAATATCCGTAACCGTCAAACGCTCGGTACGTAAATGTATCTAACAAAACGTAAGTGCTTAAAACTAACTTATATCGCTTTACGTCAACCATTACGTATTGATTAACATTTAGTAAGGCCGAATCCGTTGCGTAATTATTTATAAATGCGTCGTGGCTTATGTTCTCAAGTAAATACGGAGAAATGTTGTAAAGTGTTTGCAGGTTGTTACTTGCAGGGATTAACTTTTGTAGTGTGTAGCTTGGCGCTGTCGGCGGTGTTGTCCCGTTTTGGTAAATGTAAAGTTCAACTTTACTTCCTGATTGCCCTACTTCGTTAACCTCTATAATAAATGGTGAACGTGCGTAAATGTTAGTAGCCATAATTCTTAAAATTTTCTTTCATTATCGTATCAAAAGTTTCTTGCGCTTCAAGTCCGTAAGCGTCTATTAATTCGTTAGGTAAGTTCTTAAATGCGTACTTAAACGGCTTAGTAAAAAACATCGAAGGCTTTATTCCTTTTTGCCAAATTGAACGCGTAATAATCATTGCCGTAGCGTTAGAACTTAAGAACCTTCCATTGTCGTCCCTAAATTGGATTCGTCTTTGCTTAACCCATTTCTTAATGCCTTCAGTTAAACCGCCTTTTTTCCCCGTTCCTGAACCAAACTTAAAACCGCTTAAACTTCTTCCGCTTCGTACACCGCGAACTCCTTGGTCTTGGTAGAATCCGTATTCTTCCATTTCAAAAAAGAAACGAATTGAATTCGGCATAACCTTAATTTCAGCGCCTAAAGATTGCTTAAGTTTCCCCGAAGCGTTTTTACTGCGTAGGTTACTTTTCGCCTTTGATATTACATAGTCGCGAAATTCCTCGAGTGCTTTAAGTTGTAACTCCTTTTCCATTAACAACGTGTCATATCGTTAGGGAAATCCACGTCGAAAGTCATTGCCCAACCTGCTAAATAATTTTCAAAGCGTTCTATAAAAGGTTCGCATACTGGCGCACCATTCAAGTGGTAAAGGTTGTCCCAAATGTTTCCGTGTTTTAACATCTCAAACGCTCGGTTCAAAATTGCTAACTGGGTATTAAGTACGTCTATTTCGTTGTCCGAAGTTTCAAACTTTGTTGTCGGTTCTTCTTTACGTTGGCTTACGTTATCCATAGCCATAAGCGTTACATTAGCAGTCATTACGTTGTCGTTAAACGTAACTTGGTTTACCATAATGTGAACCAACGGGAATAAATTTTGTTTACCTAAATCCACGTTAAATATCGAACCTTGCGTAATAGTATTAACCAACGGATCGGCCGTAAAGTGGGTGTTAAGTTCGTTTAGTAAGGAGTAGTAACCATTCATTTGTTATTCTTTTTAATTTCCATTAATTCAATTTCGTTTTTTTCTGCTTCGAATGTAAGATAGGTAAGACACTTATATAATCCGTATTTAGTAACTTCGTCATATCGTGTAAGGTCTCCCTTAGCAAGTCCGTAGATTGAACTATACCAACCCCACTTTTTACCGAATTGAGTTCTTGCGCTAAAGTCGCTTGTTCTATCTCGCTCATCTTCTTCAACTCCGTCTCTAAATAATTTAGGGTAGCGCTTAATAACTCGCTTCCTAAAGTCCAAAAAAAAACCGAAGCCGAAATCGCTACGTCCATTGGCGCGTACTTCATTAACTCGCCGTATTCTCCTGCGCCAGTGTATTCAATTATTTCGTATTTTTCTCCGTCTTTAATTTTAATAGGTCGGTACATTACCGCCATAGCTTTATGGAAATCATCCCACTTTGCTAAGTAGTTGTCTAAATCCACGTACTCCCCAAAACTTATATTCTCAAGGTCGGTAATAAACCCGAACTCAAGGTCTTTAATCTTAAACGTAGGCTTAAATTTTGGTTTTTCCGCGAATATATTACGGAAGTGAACTATTAAGTCGTTAACGCTTGTTAGTTTCATTTTAACAACGTCTTTGAGTTCTATACCGCAAAATATCTCTATCATTTTTTGAGCGATAAATTCCTCGTCGTTTGACGATTGCTGCAACTTCAGGAACTTTTGATAGTTCACTAAAGGGATTTCACTAATTGAACTTGGTACGGTTATTTCTAACTTCATATAAGTATAATTATTTATTCGTGTTTTTGTAATTCATAACGTGTTCGTGAGCCTTAATTAGCATATCAAAGTGAGCGGTAAAACGTGCCATATTATTAAATACAATTCGAACGCGTTTGCCAGTTCGTTCCTGAATGTAAGATTCTACACGGGCAATCATTACTTGCATATCGTTCGTTTTATCGTATTGCATAACTTCCGTAACTTGCACCTATTCCAAGTGTTTCCATTTCGTGGTATCTTAACGCGTCTATTGCGTGGTTATTAAAGTCAATAGGTTTCCTTAAGCGCCTTCCCGTTTTGTCGGTGTCCCAAATATACGAACGAAGTTCTTTGATTAAATCCACGCTTTGACTTGTTACTAAATAATCTTGGCGTTGCATTACATCGATTCCGTAGTTAATTGAATCCTTACCCTTAGTTACACCTTTAATTATTATTCCTAATCGTCTAATTTCTTCTATACTTTTAGGTTCGGAAGAATCCGCATATACTATTACGTTTTTTGGTAGGCGCTTCGCTATTTCACTATTTACTAATCCGTTTTGGTAAACTAATTCGTTTACTATTCTTTGGCCGTTGTATGCGTAAATTTCAATTATCGCGGTCGGGTCGTTCGTATATCCGAAGTCAAGTCCTATACCTAACAACCTTGCTTCTTTTGGTATGGTGTCTATTATTTTCCAATTACTGAAAACAACCCCTTCTAACATTCCGAGTTGTCCTTCGCCGTAAACCTTCCACCAATTCGCCCAATAACTTGACGTCTTTGCTTTGTCTCGGTTCTTTTCGATTTGTTCTACTATTGATTGGTC